GCCGACCCCAAGAAAGGGCGGGATCGGGGAAAGGATAAGAAGACTAGTCGAGGAGCGCCGCCACGGCGACCGACAGTTTTCGGTTTCGGTGCCCCAGCCGTCCCTAGTGGAGCGAATCCGCCAGCAGCAGGCGTCAAGGGAGAGGAGCGCTCAGAGCCGCCCCCGCTTGAGCGAGCGGCAAGCCGAACGCCTGGCGCAGTCGATGCGACAGGCGACGGTGAACGAGCGGGCAGCGCGGGAACTGGACGAGTGCCAGCAAGCAGCCTCCCACGCGGGGGGTCTGTGCGGACTCAAGATGAAGTTCTCGGCGCTGCAGGGACCGGTGGAGTTCGAGCAGCCGGCGATATCCGACCTGACAAGGCAGATCTACCAGACGGGGGATCGCAAGGCAGCGCAACGAAGCCGGGCGCAACACCGCCTGCTGGAGCGCCGGAAGTTCCTCGAGGAGGGGGACCGACGCGATCCAGTGGACGTGAAGCGCCGCCTTCTGGCGCGCCTAGCTTTGAAGCAGGTCGAGGAGGCCGAGGAGGGCGAGACCGAGGAGACCGAGGAAGAGGCGGACGATCGGGGGGGAGAGGAGGCCGTGGAGACTCAACCTGGAGAACTTACGCTCAAGCTGCTTGCGAAGCGGCGAGGTCAGCAATCCACGCAGTCAAGTCACGTGCAAGACCTCCCCCCGGGAATCCGGCCAGCGTCCCAAAGCCAGATGCAGCTAATGCTCCAGCCCCCCCATGTCCCGTTGACAGAACGGGACATGCCGGCGGCAGTCAAAGCGGTAGTGCAACAGCTCAGGGATTCGAGGCTTTCCTCAGGGATTACGGTTCGCGCCCAGACATCCGCGCAGTCATCAGGAAGTACGCAGAAGAAGTGGGAATTGGACCTCGAGACGGTCCCAGTGTACCCGTTCCTGTTGGAACGACTGGGCCCGCACCGTGCGCCCCAAGTATTCCCACTTGTGATGCAAGCGTTGCAGGGGGAGGTGAGTCCACAGGTGGCTCTTCAAGCAGTCAACATGCTCGTCACAGGCCGCTTGCAGCGGCGAGCTGTGCGGATGCTAGTGCTTGTGAGATCACCGACCCCTGTACGCAGTACCTGATTGGACAGATGCGCAGATTTGCTGCCCG